ATCTCAAATGGCTCTTCGCTATTTAGATAAACTCTCAACTCTTTGCCATCTATTGTGAAATCATCATCGGAGTTTATTTTTCGACCATCTTTAAACCACTCCAAACGAGACAATTCATCTACCTTGTTGCCTGGATCAATAACCTTGTTCGGGTCGGCAATAAATATGTTAGGTCGCAACACTAGAGGAGTAATAGATCTATCGGGTATATAGACTCCACTCTCAGCATAATAGTTTTGCCTCAAAGAGCCATTTAACACATCTAGCCCCTTAGACAGGGAGACTGCATCATAAATGGTTGTTATCGGTTTTTGACTTTTTAATCTCATATTCTAATTTCTTTTTCTACCTTATTAATCTCTTTCCCATCTCTCACAAATGCGGTGCATATAAACTTGGTGTAATCTGATAAGTCCTCCATATCATCACCTGTAATAGTCAGTTTATTTGTATTTCCTGCGTGATTCACATTCCACGCATTATCACCATTGATATTGTTAGTCTCTCTAGTCCACTTCCAATCCGAATCATCTATAAAGGTTGTGATGTCCTCATTACCCATAAAAACCTTAGCCGTTATGTTCGCTGTGAAAGATGAATTAGGTCGATAAACAAAACCACCATCAGAATAAAGCTCAAGCGATAATTTCTCGTTACCACTAACCATCACCCAATCGGTAGCATTCCAGCTAGGCTCTTGAGTTGTGCTTTCAACAATACACCGCCAACGACAATCTAAATGCCATACATCATCTTGATAGTATGGGTGGTATCTTCCATCAGTATATACTTTATTCTCTACCCACTGCCCATTATCCCTTATCTTGCGTATAGGCTTTCCGTTGTAATCAACTTCTATAAGGTCTTGAACAAGCATACCTCGAGCATAGAAGTACGGTTGGTCGTAGTTTACAGGCTTATCTTCAAATACCTTTAATTGTGGAGGCTTACCCCAAAAAGAGGCAAAGTTATAATCGTCAAGTATAGGTTTTGTTACATCAGAAAGAAAGTTTATTCTTCCCTCTGTACTTGATATATACCATGTGCTTTGTCTGTCTGTATGAACGGAGTTACCCCACCTATGCAAAACCATTTTCTCTGTTGGTGGAAAGTTTTTTCTTGCAGGTGTTTCGTTATCAGGATATAGAACAACAACAATTTCGTTTCTAATTCTATCAACTAACAAGACTCTAAACCATGCTGTTTTTTGAACATCTAATTTAGTTAGGTCGTTTACAACTCCCCTGATAACATCTTCCTTTTGAAATGCAGTAAAGTCTGTATCCCATCTTTTGCGTAGTTTTAATCTATATGTGTTTGTGTCTTCTTCTGTAACTTCTTCTATTGTTCCACTTTCTGTAAATACGAAGTCTCCTTCAATTGCACTTAACCTATTGTATATAAGTTCTAGTACTTTTAAGTATCCTCTAACTTCTAAGCTCTCTAGTTGTGCGTTACCTAAGTCATCTATCTTTCCACCTGTTCCATAGTTTATAGAGTCTAAAAACTCTCCTGTCTCTAGTCCTCCATAAAAAGTAACTTTGTGTTCTGTGCTATCAGGTCTATCTTTTCTTATAAACGAGCCTTCTATGCTTTGGTTGAACGAGTCTTCTAACTCTTTCTTCCCTACTATTCCTGCTTGTCCATTCTTTTTTACTATTCTTACATAGTCATCATCTTCAATTCCTAAATTTGGAAGTTGATGCTCTATATTCTTTTTGTTATCAGAAAGTAAAGAGTACATTTCAGAATAGAAAGTACCTTCTAACTCTAGGTCATCAGCAAGTGAACTTTGAGTTATGTTTGATATTAAAACATCATGTCCATGAAGTGTTCCATTTTTTATGCTACCACCTTGAAATTCTAGGATTACTCCTTCAGGAAGATATATGTCTTTACCTTCTATTGAAAAATCATCTTTTATGATAATTCTAGTGTTAGGGTAATTCAACATATCCATAGTTAGAATGTTGTCCTTATCTTCCTCTGATTGGTTTGGCCTAAGGTGTATTAACCCTAAACCTTTATTTGAGTCTTTAGAGAACTTCTTATCTTTTAGTTTTATTACCTTATCATCTTCTATTGTAATATCCTGCTCATCTGCTGTTAGTTTTAGGCTCTCTAATAGTTCGCTTGTTATTTCAATTGGTTGCCACGTATGGTGTTCTAGTTTATCCTTTAACAGTCTCCATACTCTAAATGTATTTTCTTCTGATACATAAACAAGATTGTTTTCTACTAAATCTCTTTCGTCATATTTATCGTATAGCTCCTGTAGTGTATTGACAGGAGGCAACATATACCATATTATGGGTATTTTAGATAATGTATCCCATAAATGGATTGGTATATTATTCTTGTTTATGTTACAATTCATCTGTTGTTATCTATTAAGTGTTTTATAAGCTATGCCTTCAAGAACATTAGAAAGCTCTAGCCTTTGCTGTATTGCGTAAATTAAACTTCCACAAAGAAATACTAGTCCACGCACTAATTCGCTGTCCTGACCTACGACACCCTGCTCCAATGGCTTTATAACAGGAAAGTATATAGCTGTTAGTATTTTATGTTCTTCTCCTTTTGGTAAAGAATAATACTCTAGCACTTTCCTAACTTTATATGAGCCTGTGGACTCGTCTTTTATATTTTTAGATGACTCAAAACATAATGGCCTTATCCACTTTCCTTTTGCAAATTCATTGGATTGTCTGCTGTAAAGATAATGGTCTATATCTAAAGCCTCTGTAACAGGTACACTCCACCCTTCCATTCTAAAAGTGTGTATATCATAATAGTCAGAAGGTAAAATAACATATCCATCTCCTGCATGTATGAAAGAATACAACTTTGCATCTTTGAAGTCTTTCTTCTCAAATAGTTCTCTTGGTACGATATACATTCCTGTTTCTGTCTTCCTATTATAAAGGCTCTTCCACGCATCTACGTAAACTTTATCTATATGATAGTCTAAGAGTGTTGTATCAGCTCCGATTAAGCTAACATCTATATCATCATATAGGTCAGCATCATTCATCACTTGCTTTACATTGTCTATAAATGTTTTTTTATCCATTTTATATAAATAATAAAGGCTATCAAATAGCTATTTATAGCCACCTAATAGCCTTTTTAATCATCATTATTTAGCTAATATACAAATTTGGGAAACTAACTTTTAAGGCATCTGCATGTTTTAATACATCTGCTTTTACTCGTGTATTTGACTTCGGTATATTGTAGTCCTGCCTCAATACTTCAGATGCTTGTTGCACTGTCGTAACATCTTCATACACTTTAGGCTCGTATTCTTTATATTCAACTTCGGCCTCTTTTCCTTCATCATCTTCTTTGGTTAACTCACCTAAACTTTCTACTTCTTCATCATCTACTTCAACCATTATTGTATTGTAATAGACTTTATCAAGAACAATCTCATTGATTTTGTAGTAATGAGAGGACTCAATCTGTTTTTGAGTCCACTCATCGCATGTTGTATAGGTGTTATTTTGTCCACTGAAGATTACTCGTATAGTACTTTTACCACTCTTACTATCTATTGGCAAGTTTAGCATACTAAGAGCTTTGTAAACGTTATATTTAATCTTCTTTTCTACCATCATTTTACGCTATGTGTTTTTCTACTCTTACGTGAGCTTTTGGGTTTTGTAAAACAAGTCCTGATATTTCGCAAATATTACGAGCCTCAACGTCTCTAATACCTGTTTTCTTCAAGTCAAGAGTGCTAGCTTGTAGTTCTTTCAATACATATTTACGTAAGAAAGCAGGGTCTATAATTAAACCTTTGTCTTTCATACCAGCCTCATCAAAAGACTCATCATGAACTACCCAAAGTGTACCAAAGTTGGTTGTTATTTCTTTGAATGTAATTCCATACTTAACGAATGTTGAACCTGATACATTAAGTAGTCTCTTGTCAGAGTCAATTAATGATAGGTTTGTCATTAAGCCTGAGCCAACAAAAAACATTTTAGATTTATTACCTGCACTCCCTGTAAATGCGTATTCGTTTAATTTAACTAATTCATCATAAGTAAATTGGCCATCTGTTTTAGCTCCATAAATGAAACGTTTTTCAGCTCTCCAATAGATACCCCCTGTGGTATATACTTCTTGCCCTTTTTCATCAGTAATTTTAGATTTTACTCCTAACAAGAAGTTTTTATTCATACCACGTTTCATATCAAAGATAGCCTCTTCTTCTAGGTCAGATAGCTCCCAATCAGCCTCTTTGTTTGCTATTTTTTGTAAGGTAGATTGCTCCACTTGCGACCTAAATGTTTGTAGGTATTGAGTGTCTTTTGTAGGTACAGATGCGTAACGACTAGTTTGAATATCTGTCTCATTATGCGCTCTACCTGCTCTTAAAATCTCTGTTCCAACAGGAATTTTAGGGAAACAAACTTTACCATCAGCTAACTTACCATTACATGGGATTATGTCTAATCCGTTTTTGTCTTTATCTAAGATATACGCTTGGAAGTATTGCTCCGTTACATTTCCGTTATCATCGTATCCTTTAACTTCAGGAAACATAATAGTCTCTTTAGGAGAGAACATATCATCATTTTCTGTTTTAAGGTTGATACGAGTTTCGTTTGATGCGTCATCAGCTAAACCTTCTTTTACTTTTGTTTTAACAGGTAAAACATCAGTAGAATAATATTGCTGTGTTCTATTATTTGCAGGTAATCTTTTTGAATAACGAGCTAATTGCTCTAATGGATTACCCATTGGTCTAATCTTAACGACTTTTCGCTCTATGTCATTAAGGATTAAGTCCTCAGAGTTCTTTCTTGCGAAATCTTCTGTGTTTACACTATCAGTTGATATAACTCCAGCTGTTGAGCCTGTGCCTGAGCCACCAACAACTACGTCTGCTGTTAAAACTCCATTTGTTGCAACACCTAAAATAGCACTTAAAGCTATAAGGGCGAACATAAAGAATTTGCTGTCTTTAATTCTCAAAATCATTTTTCTCATTTTTCTTCTTTTAATTATAGTTGGTTTGTTTAATTACATTTGGAACGAATTACCTCTTTGCTTTCCTGATGTACCTCCAATAGGGAAGTCGTCCATATCTATTCCTTTATTAATGTTTCTTGGTCTTACACGTTCTACCCCACCTAAGCTGTTTGCATCTGTTAAATCAGGTATATCATCACTGATAGGAAGGTCTTCATCGTCCATTTGGGCCTCTATGTTTTGATTTCTTCCTTCTACAAGTCCTGTTTCAGAGGCCTCTTTTACGTCTTTATCGTAATTTTCTGCTTTATCTAAGCTTTCAATAAGTTCTACTGGTATCTTTCCATTAAGTATGTTGTAAGCAAACTCATAGATGTTTTCATGCAACTTGTCTATTTGTTCATCGCTATATCCTTTTGCCTCTCCGTACTTATCAAGTTCTTCAAAGTATGTTTTTAGGTTTTCTTCGGCCTCTTTGCTTTGAGTTAGAAGAGTGTTTTGTCTTTCGTTATACTCGTTGTATCCTTGCTCGTACTCTTCCATTTCATCATCAGACATCATATCAAGGGCCTTTCCGTAAACGATACCAATAGCTTTTGGTACTGATACACCACTAACTATTTTAGAAATGAGCATACCTAAACGTCCATCTTTAGAAATTAAGGAAGCTAACTTATCGTTAATCTCCTGCATTTTCTTTTTCTCGCCTTTTATAGCGTTCCAATTCTCTCCACTTATATCCCACAACTCATCGTCAGAAGGATTGAAGTCTTCCCCTCTTTCTTCTCTAAGTTTAGAAAGGAAGTTCTCCTTATGTGAAGTCTTCACTTGCTCCTCATTGCCTTGTTCTTCAGCAACTTTGGTAGGCATATTCATGTCTAACTCCTCTTTTTCCATACTATTTGTTATTTGTTAAATAATTTTTTCTTTATACCGACAAATAAAACTATATTTATATAACCTCTATTAGGCTAATGGTATTTTATCATAAAAAGTCCTTCAATGGCGAAAGAAAGAAGAAAAGAAGACAGGGATATTGATTTCTATAACACGTGCGAGGAAGTTAGAAAACAATTTAATGGATATGTATCCATAGAGGACTTAACTAAAATAGCTGTATATAAAGAGGCTAAAGAGTTCTATTTGAGCGAAGAGGAATGTGCGATTGCTTTAGAACAAATAAAAAACAATAAGATACGATGCAAACATAAGGTCAAGAGTGCTATGTATTACGATATAAGAAAGTTGTATATAAAGTTACTAAAGGAAACTCCTGATATAACTAATACAGAGGCATCACGGATTATCGTTAAAAGTAAAGCTCCACGATTTTATATAAATGAAGATAGTGCAAAGAAACTTTACTATAAAATAATAAATGAATACCTATGAAGTATATTACCACCCTGATAGTTTCTATCTGTTTCTTTATCTTTGAGCCTACTTATGGTTTTTATTCAGGCTCTAGTACTAGTTCTCACTTTCTATATATGTTTAATCATGCTAACATCTTCCACCTGATACTAAATTGTATCGGTTTCCTGTTCGTTATATCTATAATAGATAAGTTTAAGTTCATCAAGTTTAGGCATAAGTATATATATCCCTATTTGATTGCTGTCTTTACATCTTTTGTTTTTAATCCGTACGATATACCAACCTGTGGATTGTCTTCTGTTATATACTCCTTACTTGGTTTATTCTTGTCTGTATCTCTATTCAGTAGAAAGGCCAAAATTAAAAACAAGAAAGAGTTTGCCACCTTTTGGTTTTTTATTACTTTTGGTATGATTATTAGTGCAATAAAGGAAAGTAGTAATAGTCTGTTGCACATAGCTAATTTTACTACTTACTTTATTATTACTATTGGCTTTATAAGTTTAGAACACTTATTATTAAGAAGGTCATGAGTTTATTGGGATTAACTCATGACCTTTCTTTTTTACCCTCCGTACCTATATGGTAAACTTGACCTTTCTGTTCTGACCTCCAAACTGCTTTTTATTTCAGCCTTTGCTAGGTCTGCTAATTCTTTGAATAGTTCTGCCTCTCTAGGTAGCTTGTGTAGTAGCCATCTAAAACATACGTAAGATACGAGGAACTTTCTCATTAGTGTGTTTACAGGTCTTACAATAGCTGTCTTAAAGTTCATAGGCATAAATAGAGTTATATTGTAGTCTCTATCTTCATCTAATTTATCTGCATCAATAACCACTTTATCTTCATCTTGAATTTCTTCTTTGATATATGGGTTGCATGATTTTGTCAATACTGCTTGTGCCTCAAAAAACAAATTACGGAACATGGTTGGGTACTCTTCATCTAGTACAATAAACTCATACATCTGTTTTCCTTTATTGTCTAAAGTTCTTTCTGCTAGATATGTTGTTTCTTCTTTTACTCCATTGAAGATACTTTCATAAGAGTGTTTGAAGTGTACTATTTTATACTTCCCTTTGTATTTACATTGTTGTCTCATATATCAAATTTATTGTTGTTGTTGCATAGCTTGTTGTCTCATCATCTCCTGCATCATCTGTTGTTGGTCTTGGCCTTGTTGGCCCTGACCTTGTTGCTGTTGATACGGATTAAAAACCTGTCCGATTGGTTGGCCTTGTCCTACTTGCCCATTATCCATCATCGTTTGATTTGTTTGCATCTGTTGTTGTACCTTCTCTTCTTCTGCCTCTATGGATTGAAGTAATTGGTCTGAGAATGGGAAACTTCCAACTTTAAGTAATTGCTTAACATTGATTGCACCACTTTGCCATAACTGCAATAACAAGTCGTTTATAATCATTCTATAAGCTGGTGTATTTGTGGACTCTGATATAACTAAATCAAAATCTACATCAGCCATTTCTTCAGGTATATACTCTGCTATTGGGTCTGTAAATGTTGAGCCTGTAACATTAATCAATTTCGGTTCTGTTATGAATTGTTGAGCTAAAGACATAATCTTCTTGTCTCTTGACTCTCTTAATACTTTAAATTCTTCAAACATATCTGTTAGTGTGTTTGCCGAATTCTGTATCTGCTGTTCAAATAGTGCAGCAGGAGTACCTGATTTTGGTGCTTGTCCTTGTAATGCTCCCTGTACTCCTGATATATCCTCTAGTAATTTGAGCTGTATCTGCAACATCTCTGTTGCTCCCACTAGTCTTTGTTGCGATACTATCTGTTGTGGGGGTGTACTCGATTTGTTTCCTTTATATAGGATTACTCCATCAGCTCTTACCCATTGGTCTGCTATCTCGTCCATAGACATATTATCAGGCTTAGCCTCTTCTGGGAACATAAGAACTCCTTTTGCACTAGTACCCATTATAAAGTCTTGAAGTGTAATAATTCTATTAATGTATCTCTGTTGGTCTATAAAGTCTCCAACAAAAGGATATGCGTTTTTATTGTAATATGGATATACGCTAAAGCTGTATGGGTGTTCTTTGTGTCTGTATGGTGTTTCTCTACTTATTAATACATCTCCATAAGGACTTAGAAAATAGCATCTCCAATAGTTAGTGAACTTTTTCTTGTACTTTATGAGTTTGTATCTTGTTACTCCCATTTCAGATTGCTCTTTAACTCTTCTTTGATTTTCAATTGCTATCTGTTGAAGGATTTTATTATCTATCTTCTTTGAGTAGTATTGTCCTGATAGTGAGTCGTGAATAAATAATCTTTGTTCACATACCTTTTTCCATACCTCTATCACTCTACATTGAGTGTTATCTTCAGGCATGAAGAAAGATAAGCTAATTTGTTTTCTTCCCCTTTCAGACATTAAGAAGTTGCTTACTTCTGATATGACTCTGTCTTTATTTACTCCTGTGTATATTTCTTTTAGTTTTAGCCTATCTTCTTCGGTTGATGCAAAACGAGCTAATAACTCATTCCAACTAATATCATGTATCTGCCCAACAAGGTTGCAATCCCACATTCTTGGGTCTTTGGTGTGCGTATCAAAGAAAAAGTCATTGTAATTTATTATATCTGCCCATACATTAACGTCCCCTCTTCTGTTAGAGAAAGAAGTCCTGTAAACGGCCATTCCTGATACAAGGAAGTACTCTAGGTTTCTTCTATCAAGTTTCCACGCTTCGTTGTTTTGATAGATGTATTGGAGAAGCATAGACATAACTTCGCCTTTCTTTTGAGCCTCTCTCTTTCTAGCTGTACAAATTGGCTCTGTTCTGTTTGATGCAAATAGCCCCAATACTGAGCGTACTATTCCTCTAATCCTGTTATTTGTCAAGGGTACTCTTCCTTGTCTTTTTATGTTGTCTCTTTCGGTTATTGTTCCGTTGCAACATTCAGGATCAGGTATTCTGTCTCCCCATTGGTCGCCAAAAACATAGTTCTCATATCTCGAGGCCTGTCTTCTAAACTTATCTAACGACTCCCATGCTCTGTGTGCATCATACAAAACCTCTAGGTTTCTGTCGTAATCTATTCTATGAATATAGTCTGCAACTTCCTCTATCTCCTCTTGTCCGAATAGTTGCTCTGCTAATAATGGGTTTAATCTCATTTTCTATTTTTTTTTCAATTTATACATTAACGGATACATGCTTTTAGGCTTTTGGTATTAATAGTACCCTGACTAGTCTTGCTATTACTAATCAGGGCATCTATCTATTCTCTATTTTCTCCCTTTCACTTCTTTATATTGCTCTACTACGTTATTTTGAAGTCTAGCAATTTCATTTTCTGCTCTTACTTGTTCCTCTTCTGTCATATCTCTCATTCTCTTCGTTAAAGCCTCAACTCTTTTTATAGAAGGCATAAAGGACCTTGCAACATCAGGTGTAAAGTATAGTGCATTCACTTTGTCTAAATACTCCTTGTATGTTAGCTCTTTGTGCATATATAGCCTAAAGTAGTCTTTGCTATACTTTCTATCTCTGTAAACGTTATCTCTAATATTGTAGAACGTTCTTGAAACTCCTGATGAAGAGAAATTCAACTCATCTTGATTTACATAGAAAGAACTAAATGGGGTGTCTTTTACTCTTATTCCTAAACGCTCCCTCTTATCTAGTGCGTATTCTGCTGTCTTGAAGGACGCATCTACGGATTGAGCTACTAGTGTGTATAGTCCTCCAAAATATCCGTTGAGTAAATGGTCTGCCTTATCAGGGTTTATACTTATCTTTCCTTTCTTTATTCCATCTCCTCCTGTTGCTCTGTCTAACATAGCTAGTGAAGATATTAAGAAGGTAGGTGCATAAGGTACTCCTGTCTTGGTAGTTCTTGCCTGTTTATCTCCAGACTCCCATTCATTGGCCCATTTGTTATAAATTGGTGAGCCTGTAAATTTGGTGTTGGTTGATAGTTGTGCAAAAGGTTTCATCATATCAGGTACTAGCTCTGCCCAACTCGCATCTACTGCTCCCATTGGATTAGTTGGAACTAAATCCGAAAATGCTATAACTTGGTCTAGCATTGCATCGGTAGTTTCCTTTTGACCTGTTACAACTTGTAGAACGTTATCTCCTAAAGCGTGAAATACTCTAACTTCATGAGCTAAAGGTATTTTCATAAATCCTTTACCTGTCCATATACAGAAGTTATTTTGTCTCTCCCACTCTCCCAACTTAAAGTATTCGTCCATTACGTCCTCTCCATCATCTCCTGTTCCTCCTGCGAGTAGTTGGTTTAATAATGGTATTAAGAACATACCTGTTGAGGCAAAACCTGCTATAACTGCTGTTGCCTTTTTAGGATTAGCTTTGAAGGCTTTGGCAAAGTTGTCTAAAGCTTGTATTCCTACGTTGGTAAATAAATAGAACGCATTAATGTGTCTTGATGATAATAGCGACATATTCTTAACGGAAGCGTTTGAGCCACGTTGGTTGAAGTTCACTGTTACATTTTTCGCATCATTAATTGACCTTGCTATTGAGCGTCCTAACTCTCTACTAGTTTTATATGTAGCGAAACGAGAATAGTTTTCTGCTATGTTGTTTGCTCTTGATATAAAGTCTAGTATGTGGTTACCTAAATGTTTGCTGGTCTTTCCTTTAGCTATCTCTTTCTCAATTTGCTTTTGCACTTTTCCAACTTCTAGGAAGTGAGAGTATCCTGTTTCTCCACCATTCATAACATACTCTATAACCATTGCATCAGTAGTGTTACTTGGATTAGACTTATTGAAGTTGTATCTAGCAACTGCTACCATTGAAGGAAGTATGTTTAATTGAAATTTAGCAAAGTACTTGAAGTCCTCTTTTATACCCAACATAGATGAGCCGAATATGTAGTCTCTTATTGCGTTGGTAAATATAAATTTAGGGTTTCTAGTCGTGAAATTTGATGCCATAAATCTATTTACTTTTGCAACACTTTCTAATATCTTAGAGTTGTGTTCTACATTAGTTCCGTTGATAGCCTTAGCTATTGAGGCATCTGCATTCACAATAACACTCATCTGTCTTCCGTTCTGCCATACTTGTATATGGTGTTCCTTCTCTTGATGTGGTTTTATGAACATATCGCCCAATTTAGCTTTATTTGCATGGCCTCTGTAAGCTAATCCTTCCGACTCTAGCTTTTCCATTTTAGCTTGGAATTGCTCTAGGTTTTTAGCTCTAGTTTCTTCATCAAGACTAAACTCTGCATGTCTTGCCTCGTATTGAGGAACTCCATCAACCTCTCCTACATGTTCAAACCATGTTTCAGAAGCCGATAATAATCCTGTCTTGTCTTTTTGTGCTAAACGCAACATAGTTTGATTGAGCAAGTTCTTTCTTGATGAGTTGATTGCTGATTGGTTAATGCTGAATATGTATGCAAAAGGTGCGAAAGCTCTTGATGACCTTCCTTTGGCCTTTTTAACAGGTGTTTCAAATCTTGAACCTGTCCTATCGTAAACTTCCCATCTATCTTCTGCTGTTACATCATCATGTCCACGTAAAGGAACGTAAAATTCGTATCTCTCTTTGAATTCTTCTAATAGCTCTTTATCTATTATACCTCCTTCATAAAGTAGATTAATTGAGTTGTCCGTTGCGTTATTTATAGTCTTCCAAAGATTTTCTATATCTTCCTCCATGCCACTTTCAAACTCCTTAATGTATTGTTCTGCTGACATATCAACTTCAAACTCTATGGCCTCTATACCTGCATAGTCATCTCTAGGTGTTATTTTCCTTTCTATATCTCTTTGAGTCATGTAGCTATTTCTTTCTAGTCCATGTTTTAGCATAACATAGTTTTCTAGCTCTCTGTAAGTATAGCCTTTGTCCATTATAGAACGAATAGACTCAATTAAAGGATTATGATACTTCTCCCTGTACTTGTCTAGTAAAGCATCTATTTGACCGAAAACATGGGTTGCGTTTAAGTAGTAGTCGTTATGTTCTTCTACCTCTACTCCTTGCTCTCTTAAATAGTCTATAAACCTTCTTACAGGAAGGTATCTATCTTGGAAGGACTCTCTCAACTTACTCAAATTGTACTTACCTATAACCGTATTCAGTTTTCTGTCTAGGTTATCTCTGTGCATATCAGGTGTTGTTGGGCCTACTACATCATCAACATAATCCTCTACTGAGTCAAACTTTAAGTTCTCGTTTGATTGTAAGGTGTTAATCTTCTCTAGTTCTTTCCCTGCAAGTAAGTCGCCTAAAGCAGTATCTATAAAGTTGCCTAAAGTCATTTCTCCAATAGGTGCGTTCTTTTGTAATCCTAAAAACTTCTTTATTGTCTCCCATACATCATTAATCCAGCGTTTGATGCGTTGTTGCATTGTTGTATCTAAAGATAATTCTCCTTTATCTCCGATAGCCATTGCTAAAGCCTCATCTAGCCTTTCTTCAAATGGAAGGTTTTTGTACTGCTCGTTGTTATTTACTTTATCCCAATACTCGGATTGAAGTATTAACTCACGACCTTTCATAAATAAAGCTTGATTAAACTGACCTATGTAGTTTATCCATAAGTGTCCGAACTCGTGAATAGGTGTATTTAGGTTTAGTTTATCTCTTAACAGGAAGATTTCTCCACTCTCGTTTACATATCCGTAAACCTGACTTGTATTTGGATTGGCTAGTTTAGATTTTACATCTTGTGGTATCTTATCTATGATAGTAACATCTTTGGCTAAACCTGTCTGCTTTAATTTATCCACAATTGCAAGTATTTCTACTTCCAACTTATTCCTATGGAACTTATTGGAAGTGTTGGAATAATGGAAGGACGGATTACTTTTAGCTCTTTCTGCCTCTTCTTTATCCTTTCTCCTTTCAGCTAGATATTCTTTGAAGTCGTATATCTCAACTCCTTCCATAGCAACTTTTTGCTCTAGCTCTATATTTTCTATATCCTGCTCTGTTTGTAGTTCTAGTTGTTCTACTTCTTCTTTTAACTCCTGTATTTTCTCTGTTTGAGTAAACTCTTGTCCGATTAAAGGCTCGTAAGTTCTTATTTCGTTCTTATTCTCCTCTAATCCGATTTCACGTTTAGCAATATTGTTATTAACTACACTTCTACTCAAATGGTCGTTAAGTCTAGCCTCCATGTTAGATAAGTTAGCTCCTACATTAACATGTATTGTTGGTACAACTGCTCCCTCTCTCTTTGGGAATATATCTATGTTGTCCTTTGTTCTTATGCTAATATCCTTTGTTACTCTGTTTTCAGAAGATACTAGTACGTTTCTCTCAAAAGAAACTACTATTTCAGCAGGAACATTATTTATCTCAATATCATAACTCTTTGTAGAGTATGCTTTTGACTTATCGTCTCTTATTTCCTTGTGAGTCTTTTCTATATCAGCCTTTATATCCGATACTATTTTAGCTCTGTCCTCCTCTGTTGAATATTTTTTCCCTTCGTACTCAATAGTATGAAGACTTGTTTCAGGAAATACATTATCTAGGTGTTCTTGATACTTCTTATATCTATCTATCATCAGTTCAGTAGTTTCTATTTTTGCTTTCGCATTCTCTACTGCGTTGTAATAGAATATTTGAGACTCGTTATGTTCTCTCTCTCTTGCTTCAAGTCTTTTTAATTCATTTTGTCTTTGCGTTAAAACTAATGCACTTTGACTACCTGATAGGTTAGCCATCATTACATTAAAGTTTCCTCCATCAGATGCGTTATCTGAGTCTTCTTCCTCCAATATACGCTCCTGCATATCGCCTTTCATTATCTGACGTATGAAGTTCTCTTTAATTGCTAATCTTTGATAGCCTGTAACATCTAGGGTATTCTCAACTCCTATTCTTAATATTCTAATAGGCTTACCCATAGTCAAGTGTATGTTACCTTGTCTTTCTATACGTCCATTACGTTGTTGGTACTCACTTGGTTTGATAGGTACGTCAAGATGAATTAAGGTATGAAGTCTCTCTTGTATATTAACTCCTGTACCTAATCTTTCTGTACCTCCCATGATTACTCTTATATCTCCACTATTTACTTTCTCAAATAGTTCTGCACGTTTATTGTCCGTATTGTAATCATCTATAATAGCTACTTGGTCTTCACTTACTCCTCGCTTGATTAACTTCTGTTTAATATCCTCAAAAACATTAAACTTCTTATCTGACGATTGTTTGTCATCGCAAAATATAGCTACAACCCCCTTGTATGATTTAGTTTCCTCTAAAGCATCTAAAGTTAAGTCAATAGACTTGTTGAGCTTACTATCTTTATGGTCTGGCAAAGATGAGTCCACTAGCCTTACGTCAATAGCTGACCTCTTGGCTATATTGAACATCATCATTGGTATTGCCCTATTCAACGGCTCCATTTTCTCTTTGCCTGATAGTTTATTGTACCATTCTAGTATCTCCTTGATACCTGCCATGATACTTCTTAATTGAGGCGATTGAGTAATTATTACGTCTGTTGGGCCTCCACCTTCAATAACAGGTGTACCTACTCCACTTTTCAAAGAAGGTATTTCCTCTGTTAAGACAGTATGAGCAACTTGTTTCCATGCCGATAATAATTCAGGTAAGTTCTTATAACTTGAAAATCTGTTAGTCATTTGGAATTTTCCTGACGTATTAAATTCAGGACTCTCAACTATGTTACCGAAAGTCTTAACGAAACTATCAAAGTTGTTTACTTGCAGTCTTTTCATTTCCTCATCAGGAAGTAAGTATCGTAAGAAAGTCCACATTTCGGCCATAGTGTTGGATATAGGTGTACCTGTTGCCATTACTATATTCCTTCCGTTTGTCTTATCTAGTATAAATCTAGTTTTAAGTCTAGTAGATTGAGCTTTCTTACTAGCTGATGTGTCAATTCCTTTTATACGATTATATGACGTGTAGAATCCTAGACGCTTATATCCGTGAGCCTCATCAATTAGTAAGGCATCAATACCCAATTGTTCAAAGAATAGAGTCTTGTCTGTACTTCTATGCAACTTCTCCTTGACAGAACTAGCAACTCCTGCCTTTACTTTCTCAACTTGCTTAATCTTATTTTCAAGTTCTTTTTTCAGTCCATCTATCTCTCTTCTTATAGCTCCTGACATCATACCTGCATTTGAGCCTTGACCTCTTAAATCGTCCAACTCCATCATGATAGATATTCTTTCATCTATCTTTTCTTGGATTAATTGAGCCTCTCTTCTTGGGTCATCAGGTATTCTATCTAGGTAGTCATGATATAAAATAACTATATCCCAATCGTTATATGCTATTTTAGCAAATAACGACTGACGTTCTTTAGCTCGTAAGTCTTTAGTATTCGGTGCTAATACCTTCGCATTAGGATATTGGTTTTTAATCTCCTTGACAAACTGCTCGTATGTTGAACGTTGGACTATGATACATGGCTTGTTAGCTAAACCTAACCTACGCATTTCCATTGCAGTAGTAATTAGTGTTAGTGTTTTACCTGTGCCAACTTCATGAGCTAATAGAGTAGGGGATGAAAGTCCTCTTAATACTCCTTCTCTTTGGTGTTTCCTTAATATTTTAGTGTCTCCATTTGTTCTCTTTACAAATTGTCCACCTTTAGCAATATCTTGGGTGGTGTATATTCCCTCCTTCTCGTTATATTCTAGTCCAATTTCTTTAGCTATGCCTTTAATGTTCTTATTGTCCTTCTCTGTGTTCTCTTTTGCTGGTCTGTATTGATACAAGAAGTTTTCATTATCTAGCTTTTTAGCCTCCATCATTACGACTAATCCACCTGCATTTGGAAATCTATCAAAAGAGTCGGCCTCTACTTTCTTTTCAGCAATAGAGTTATACTGCTCGTTGTATATAGTTTCTAACTGCTTATTATATTCAGGGTGAGCTTTCGCCCAATTCTCAAAATGGTCTGATAGCTCTGTCTGTTTTAGTCTTGCTAGATGCGTTGCCTTAACGTCTAGTGTAGTTGATTTCTTTCCACCTTCGTATGTTGTCTTGTAGATGTTCGCCTGTGTACCATTCATTTGATGAATAGCTAGTTGATGCCCTCCAATAACATCAGGTAATCCCATTCTGTTATCTTTTGCCCTATCTTCTACGACAGGTTTAGCTACGTATTTATCTAATGGCGTACGGACAAACTCTACATGTACTCCGAATATATCATTAAAGTATTTATTATAAACTTCTAAAGGTATCCATGATGAGCCAAGTTCTAGTCTTATCAACGATAAAGGTACTGTTGGAGGAACTACTTTTGTTAGTTCTTTAATGTTCTTATTGTACTCTCCATTGATATTAGCCTCTTTCGCCTCTTTTAGTTTCTGTCTAACGTTACCTGATAGGTAATTAGCTCTATCTTCAACTAGTCCTGTATTTGGATTAATGAAGGCTAGAGACTTATCTAGCATTTCCTTGCGTATTTCCTCTTGTGGCCTTCCTAATAAATTCTCAACGAAGGCCATTTCTATACTTCCATTGTAGGCTACTGATACATTAATGGCATCTTCTACTGACTCTGCTTTAGGTTCTGCTTGTGCCTCAATTACTCTATGTTTGAATATTTCGGCCTTCTCGTAGCTAACTTTTCCGTTATTATCTACCTTGTCTTCAATGGCCTGTACTGATACGTAATCTACATCATCTTTCAGGAAGCCTAACACTCTACTATCTGTAAGTGTATCAAACCTCTTCACGAAAGAGTCGTATATGCGATTTAAGTCCTTGATGTTCTTCTCAATTTCTGCATCTGACCTATTCTCTACTTGGGATAATATCGTCTGTTCTAACGCATCTTTAAGCTTTAGATATTCTTGTAATACCTGTTCTTTTGTATATTTCCCTCTTACTTTATTGTTATTCCAATCTACTGCCTGAGCCTCATCAAAGACTTTAATATAAGCCTTTCCGTCAATAATCATTAAGCCTCCTTCTTTAGCCTTACCAATAATTGGATTATCGTTCTTGGTTAAGTTTGGTGCTTGTTCTTTAGCCTTTTTTGTGTCTGATATATTTTCAGGCAACTCGTTTATCATCTGTTGAATAACTTCGGCTTGACTAACATTAGAAGTTGGTGCTAGACGTTGCTCTGTTGGCCTCATAGCATTACCACCTTCTACTCCTAACTTCATTTCTCCTGCCATTCTGTGAGGGTTGTCCACAAAGTATTGGTTGTATGATAGGTATGCAGTCTTGCGAACAGGCTTGAAGTCTTCGTATGTATCGTATTTTATTTCTCTAACGATATTAGTGTCTCTCATTTCCTTAGCATGAGGACTTCTTCCACTCTCGTCTCTTTTCCTAACTATTATTATATCAGAAGTAGCTTGTGTACCTGCATCTTCCTTGAAGGTCTCTGTATTTAATCTAACTGCATCAATTATATCAGCATTTCCTGTATCGCTTATCCAATTTCTTATTTTAGTTGTTGAATTATCTAGCGTTGAAGATGTAGTTATAAATATAGCTATACCACCTGCTTTAAGTTTCTTAATGCTTTTGGCAATAAAGTAGTCGTGAATATTAAAGTTCTTTGATATATCTGTTTCGTTGGCATCAAATACTTTGAATTGACCGAATGGTACATTAGTTATAATTAAGTCTTGTGAGTTGTTGGGTATTCTTTGCTGTTCATACCCACCAATTTCTATATCTGCATCAGGATAGAGTAGCTTTAATATAGTTCCTGATATGTTATCAAGCTCTACTCCCTTAATGTTTGCATTTTCAGATATACTTTCAGGCATTAATGATAGTACATTACCAATACCTGCAGAAGGCTCTAGTATATTTCCTCCCTTTACTCCTAACTTAACTGCTATATCCCAAAGTGAGTTAGTTATTTCAGCTGGTGTGTAGAAGGCTGTTGTAGTTGATGCTCTTGCTGACTCGTATTCTTCTTGTGTAAGTACTTCTTTAACTTCGTTGTAGTGAGGGTTGTCTGTCTTAAACACTTCGGCTAAACCACCCCAACCTGTATATTGTCGTAATATACGCATTTCTGAAGTTGAGGCCTCTCTACCACTTTCAGTGAGCATCTTCGCTAACTTAATAGCGTTTATGTTCGCTTTTATTTTACCCACCTTTCCTGTCGGTACAACTATATCAGTAACTTTCTGTTTGTTGTTTCTCTTATTTTTTACAGGTTTGCTAGTTTGTTTAGTATCTCCTCTACTTGTTCGTCCTCCACGTACATCTCCTCGTTCTCCTGCTGATTGCTCGGTATGTAATATGGTTGAAGTATCTCCCTTCCTACTTCCTGTATCTCCTGTTTGTCTTGTACTTGGCTTGATACCTTCGCTACCCACTCCCTGTACCTTACTACCCTTCTTGCTATCTCCTGTTGTAGTTGTTTGGGGTTTTCCTTCATCTTGGAAATCAAATAAGCTGGGTTGAGTTCTGCTAGTAGTAGTACTGCTACTTTCGCCTCCTCTGTCTTCATTAGTTCGTTTTCCTTCATCGTTCTGCTTGTTTAATAATTTATCTATTGCATTGGACACTTCCTCTATTGTATGACCTTCTAATGCTACTTTGCCTAAAACTTCATATCCTTCTCCTGTAAGTGTTACAAAGTTTACTCCCTCTCTTTCTCCTTGATGCTCTCTTATTCTTTTAATCTTATAGGCATCATTTGTGTTCAAGTCTCTTTCAGTCTCTACATCAATAGGGGAGGTTAATGTAATTTCTAATTCAGGACTTCCCTTTACTCCAAATGTAACATTGTAAGTCCAATCTAGCTTATTAGTCTTGTGAGGCTCTGTTATTCCCAAAACAGATACATTAATTGAGCCAACATGACTTTTAGCAGTTTCAACTTTTCCGTTTTCTTCTGCTATATCTTTCGCTTTGTCATGTAAGGTACGCTTAAATCTTGTAATAACGTTCTGTTTGCCTTCAATATTATCGCTATCAATAACATCATCTTTGGCCTTCTCTTTAGTCTCTTTCGCTTCTTGTTGAGTCTGTTGGGCCTTCTCTTGTGTTTGAGTCTTCGCTTCCTGTTGTACTTCTGTTTTAGTCTCTACTTCTGTTTTAGTCTCAACTTCTGTATCAACTTTAATGTTATTCTTTTTCTTAAACGAGTTAATAATATTCTTTTTAAGTTCCTCTCTCAACTCGCCTCCTTTCCTTAACTCTCTTACCTGTTCTACTCCGATACCTTCAACAACTCCATTGCTTAACTCACGTCTGTTAAGAAGTACCATTGCTCCGATAAGGCTATCAATTGAGCGTTCAATAACTCCTTGAAGTGAAGGGTCCGTTAATGACGCATCACGTTCTAACATGTAGTTAATTGCAACAGGAAAGTTCTTTTCAGTATCTATTCTTGAATACCTTGCTTTTTCATCGTTGTTTTCCTGAGCATTATAATATTGTTCAACTAAATAATCAGATAGTTGAACAATAGTGTCTTGTGGTTTTTCATTTTCTGCTTCCGTTTCCGTTTGAATTTCTGTCTCAACCTCTTCATTTACAAGATTAGCTATTTGCTCGTCTGTCATTGCAACTACGTCTTGTACAGGAGTCATCTTATCCTTTAATTCAACAGGAATTGAAGGGTCTAGCATGGTTGATACATAGAACTGCTTTAAGTGAGGAACGATAACGTCTCCGAACTCTGCTATCATTTGTTTCGCATAGTCCTTAAACTTATTTAACCCACCTTCAATATAGTATGCAGTAATCTTAATACTCAACTTTAACATATCAGGATCAAGTCCAATATTCAGGTTGTTAAGCTTATCTCTCAACTGCCTCTTTAAGTCCTCTATCTCATCATTTTTTACAAACTTATTGTCTGCACCAAAAGGTTTAGCCTTAACTTCCTCAATAGGTTTAACTTTTGGTTTCTCAACCTTTGGTACTTCTTCTACATTAGGTTTTGGTTGTGCCGCACTTTCTTCTACAGGTTGTGCAGGTTGTTCTTGTGCTATATCAGCTTGTTCTCTTGCGATTTCTTCAGATGCACTAAATTCTGTAATTAAGTCTAGTTCACTTTTTACTTCGGATATCCTACGTTTAGTTTCCTCCACGTATTGAGTGTAAGACTCGTATTCCGAATTGCTTATATAGCCTTCTTGTTCTTCTAGGCTTTCTAACTCTTCATTAAGTTCGGCCAATTCATGATACAATACATCATCATAAGATTTTACTTGTTCTGTTTCTGCTTCTGTTTCTCCAAATAACTTCTCTTGGACACCTCTAATATCATCATAGATTTCAGTCCATCTTTGAATTGTTTCTTTGTCAGCTCCTTTTTCTCTTTCATCTTCTAAATATTGTTTTATTTCGTTGTAATTTTCTTGTGTAAAAGGAAAGCCATTAAACTTATCCTTATTACTTTCTAACGTTGCAATAATATCATCTATTGTCTCTGTATCCTCAAAAGCCTTAATAGACGTCATTATTTCCACAAATTGGTCTGGTACTTTCGTCTCTTTTGCTTTTTCAGCTAAAGTGTTTATAACAGACTCGTTATTCATTATAGCTACGTATGTAGCCATAAATCTAGTTGCCGACTCACTTTCGCAACCCCATATCTTTTGCTTATTATCAAATAGCTCGTTAGCTATTTTTCTAAACCTTACATCTAAAGCGATAGATAAATCGCTTGTCTTCCTTATCCTATTGGTTGGGTGAGCAAGTATAAATTCGCATACCATTTCAGTTGTTACTTCCTTTCCGTATTGAGACAAAGACTGAGCAATTGCATCAATATGTGTATGTCTAGGATAGTTTCCCCTGCTATCTTTTGATGCCAACCATGATATGGCAACTGTTGGCGATATGTTGTTTCTGTCGTTAAATTCAGCAAAAGACTCTGGATTAACTCTAGCACCTAATAAGTGTTGTTCCCACGGCATTAAGTTCTCAACGTCTAGCCTATCCATTTCAGTGAAGTATGCACGATACAACTCATATACGTCAGTACTATTGTCTGCTATGTTCCACAACATTTCTTCTGTTGCAAAGTCTAGCAACTCAATTCTAGGCATTCTGTATTTTAAGGCCTCCTCATTAGCCTCTATGGCCTCTTGTTTTAATTGAGCAATTTCTTTTTGATATTCCTTTTCCTTCTCCAACTCGTATTGAGCATTCTGTTTCCTTCTTGTGTAATCCCTGCTATATTGACGAATTGCATCATACTCTCCATATCTGATAACATTTCCATTATGTGTTATCGTTGGCTTTATCTCCGTGTCAATTACTAAAGATGTATCTTCAGCTTTATATCCTGCCTCCAATTCAGAAGAGTCAGCTACATTCCTAATCGTGTATTGGTCGGCATCTTGCAATACATGGCCTTTATTGTCTTTTATTTCATATCCATACTTATTAAGTATGTTAGTAATGTTGTCTAGTTCTTCTTTTTGAGCGTCATCTAAAAAATAGCTATCATCGTTTAGGTTGCGATTTATATCTGATATAGCATCTAATATGGTTGTTGCTTGTTCAGCAGTAATAGCAGTAAAGTCCGATACGTTATCAATAGATGATTTAAGTTTACTCATTAAACTTTTACTAGTAGCCTCTCGTATTGTGTTGTAAGTTACATCATTTTTCTTCAACTCGCCTTCCTTGCTTGACTCGTACAACTCAATTAATGCCGACTCCCAATAACTCTTCTCCTGTTCGTGCTTCTCTCTTAACTTCCTATTCTCCTGCACCTGACGTTGATACTCGTTAATATCAGTTGTCGCCTTTGGTTGTTTTATAGTTTCCAGATTGCTTATTGATGCCTCAATATTAGCTTCAATAAACTTCTGTACGTCTGTTACTTCTCCTAGCCTTCCTTTTAAGTCTGTTATCGTTGATACAACAGGAGAAGATGTATATAACGGATTACCTGACTCATCTAGCTTAACAGGTTCAATTGTTTTATTTTCCTCCTTAACCTTGTATTGGCGACCTATTACGTCATTATATATAGCTTTATATTTATCTATCAACGCCTCCCTATTATCTTGAAGGTATGTATCACTTAATGAATTAATGTTGAATTCTTCCGTGAGTTGTATTTTTTCGCCTGTTGGCAATTCAGCTACTATAATAGACTGCCCTTCTGTTATATTGCCTTCATCTACTCTTACGTATTGTAGGTTAATATCGTCCTCTTTGCCCTCAACTTCCCTCATGGCATCAATTGTTGATGCTTCAACCTTGTTGGATAAGTCTTCAATTGTACCTACATCATTAACGTTTACTTGCTTGTCTTCGGCATTGTAATCAATACCTATGATATTATCTAAAGGAACTACATCGCCATTTACATAAATAGTTCCGTTGGCTAAATCCATTAATCTAATATCCGTTTCAGCAACTCCTGATACTATGTTTCCGTTTTTATCTTCATAGTAAAAGGTTACTCCTGCCTCAATACCTTCAAGGTTATCGGCATCGTAAATATCTAACGCACTCACTTCAATTAACTCTTCAGAGTAGTATTCCTTTATGATGTAATTTTGGCTACCCCTACCCTCGTCAGAGTCCACAACTACCCCTGCATAATTAACTACATCGCCATTTTGAGCTACTTGCCTAAATCTAACTTGATGATTAGGCAGGTATATATGAGTTGCTTTCTCCTCTAATTTTTCTTGTAGTTCTTGTGGTTCTATCTTCTCCTTAATTGCCTGATTAACTACTTCCCCTGTTGCAGTTTGAGTAATTAACTCCTGTACATTACCAATTGGCACAACCTCTATTGTGTTGTTCTTGTCGTTGAATATATAGACTTCTTTAGATGAAGCCTCTTCATCTATCTGTCCGTCTTGTGTCAATACAATATCCCCTTTGGTAACGAATACAGGACTTTCAGACTGCGATACTTTAATCATCTTTATGTACCCTTCACCATCAGACAACTCTTCTATATCCTCTAATATCGCCTTCTCCTGATGATTACGTACATCTTGTTTAGCCTTCTCTATAGAATACTTAGCTAGATAGGCCATAGTATGCTTAAATAAGGCATCTTTTTGAGTAGCAGTTAAATTATTATCGCTTAGTATCTTATATGACAAAACTGCTACGGCATCATTAAGGTTAGCCTCATTGTTATTAACTACTTCCTCAATACTAGCTAAAGCCTCTTTTGCTCTATCTTCTAGTGCCAATAATACATAGCGACTAGAACTATCGTAAGCCTTGTTAATTGAGCGTTGTTGCTTTAAGTTGCGAGTTACCCCTGCAACATACGAGCCTGTATTTATCGTTGCGTATGGTGCTTGTATTAATGCAACTGTTGATGCAGTTACTAATTGGTTGCGAGGGTCTATAAGGTCAGCCCATTCTCCTTCTCCTGTTTCAAAAAACGCATTAATTGCAGTCTCTGCGTTCTCCTCTAAATACTCAGCAGGAAATGATTGGATACCTGTTACGTCCATTATCTGCTTGAGCTTTTTGTTCTTCGGATTAAACTTTTCAAAAATAGTCATTCTATCGCCTAGCTGTTCGGAGTAGTTGGCAATTGTGTTAATGAACCACCTATTCGCAAATGCGTCCAAAAAGCCCTTGTCTTGGTCTTCTATCAATAAGTCGTATGTATCAGCGTATGTAGAGGGCATAATAAAGGCCTTTGCACCTGCGTCCATAACGTCAGTAGATAGATTAATTGCCATTCTTCCAACCAACTTACTATTAGCGTACTTATTAAGCTTGATAGCACTCTTGGTCGCAACATCAATGGCCCTGTATGAGTTTCTTGCCTTAACTAATTTGGGTAAAAGGTATTTTGTTGAGGCCTTTTTAAGTCCTGCTTTAGCACCTGATATTGCCCCTCCTGATAAAGCAAATTCAGCCATGAAAGGTATTGTCTGCGTAACTCCGTCACTAATTTCCTGCGATATACCATAATCAAGACTACGAGCATTAGCATACTCTTGCAACAGATGATAAGCATCAGCAGTTAATCCATCAGGGTGTTTCTCTAGCGTCTCCTTCAAGTCCATGTTACCTGCAAGTTGTGGAAGGCCAAATAATACAGTATTAAGTCCTTCCCAACCTATTGTTCGTCCAAATTGGTTGAAGAAAGATGCCATAGCACCCTTATTGTTGAAGTCGTATGCCCTATCTCTTATCTTTTTCAACTCGTTTAGTTGGCTTTTAGCATTCATACTATCAGCAATTGGGTACAACTCTCTATGAGCTTTTATCTTCTCTTCTCTTTCCTTATTATACTCTTTCTTCTCCATGCGAGTCATTCGCATGTACTCTGTTGCTCCACCTTCAAGGTCGCCATAAGGTTTTGACAACTCAACATTAGATGTTACAGACTCTACATCTTTGTCTCTGATTTTAGCCTCTAAATCATCAATAGCCTTGTCAAGGCCGTTAAGGTAGTCTATTTCAGCCTGTTTTACTTGTCTCCCAAATTCAGTGTTGTTCTCCCAGTCCTCAACTAATTTCTTTTGTTCTCCGGTATTATATGAATACTCATAACTAAAGGAAGGCAGGGCAACTTCAGGATTACTCCCTCTTGTGTCTCCTGATGTTGCAGTACCTTTTATCACATGGTCGTCAAGGTATCGTTGTGCTTGTTTAGATAAACGATTTACAGGACTCTCTAATTTATCCTGCCCTTTATAGGGTTCAACTTCTGTATCGTACCACTCCTGCAATTCTTTTTTTACATTTTTTGGCAGGTAATTATCATCATAAGGATTATCTGATGAGTTATTTATCACGTCATTAATAAATTCCCTATTCTTTTTAAAGGTATTTATAGAGTTATCGGTAGCGATAACTTCATTAGTAGCTAGTTTTCTTTTCTCGTAGTCAGATATACCCTCGTATAATCCTACATTAATGCCTAAATCTTTGAGCGTATTTTTTCTTCTTTCATCAATAGAGGAGGTTTTTTCAGACTTATTAAAGTCGTCAATAAAGGCACTAACTTGATTAATTGTAGCATCAGCCTGTTGCTTTGTCGCAAAGTCGCCAAAATCGGTGCTTTTTAAGCCCCACCCTCCATTTACTTTCACGAAAGCATCTAGGTCATCTTCGTTGGCTAATCGTGCGTTAGGGAGCTTCTTTTTAAGTAATTCCTCTTTGTCTGTCGGAACATTAAGATACTTTGACTTACCTGTCTCGCTATCTGTTACTACATATATTTTATTCTTATAATCATCCATTCTTCTATTTTTATGAAAAAAATTGTGTGTGTGCTATATACACTCTACTATACTTTACTATACTTTACTATACTATACTTTACTATGTGTACTTTCGTTAACGATAACTACAATTATAATTATTATCGTTAGCGATAACTATGATTATTGCTACTCTATTAAGTCCATAGCATCAATTTCACCGATGACCAACTCATCTATCCACTCGTCTCCTGTTGTTGCAGGTTCATTATCCGTAATTTTAACGTCTTTTTTTTCAGATTTATCCGAATTGTTAGACTGATTACTATTACTTGAAGAGTTATCGCTAACGATAACTCTATTATCAGGTTTAACCACAACCGATTTAGTATCTTGAACTTGACTTTCAACTGTTGATGAGCCAACAGACTCCTGTTGTTGTTGTGCATCTTCAGACTCCTGACGAGCTTGTATAACTTCATCCTCTGTTATTGTTGTGCCTCCTTCTTGTTCATCTACCCATCCTCCGAATTTACCTTCGTTATTAATTAGGTATGGACGACCTGAGTATGAAGTTATATTTTCATTTATATACCTGCGATTAAAGTTATCATCAACGATAATACCCTGACTAGCTAACTTATCATACAACCATTGAGCATAAGCAGTTGCTATTATGTTGTCCTTATCCCACGTTGTCATTCCGTCAAAGTTCATGCGATTAAGTACATTTTGGTGCTTCTCAACAAACTCATCATCACGTCTTGCCTCCGTTGCTAACTGCGTTACCTGACTTTCATTGAGGTTAAAGAAGCGACTCTTCTCTCCTGTAACTGCATTATTGTATGTGTTAATAGAGTTATCATTCTCGTGGGCCTTAATATCGATACGCTTTTGGTTCTTATTGGCAGCAGCACCACCACCTGATATATAACGATCATTATACATTCTTCTTCTTTCAGCTTTATCAGCTTCACTAGCCCTATTAGCTCTTTTGCGCTCCTCTAGTTCCTTCTCCTTGAATTTCATAGCATCAGCATCTTTTGATAACTTGTATTCAAGTGCCTGTCTTGCCTTCTCCTGTTCCTGTTCTAATTTAAGTTGATTATTATATAACGCATCAGCCTGTTGTCTTCCACGCATACGCATTTGAAGATTACGCAAGTAGTCTTGTTGTCCTGCGTTGAATAAGCCTTGCTCGTATCTGTCTCTTTGCTTAAGATACAAGTCGTGTAGTTGTTGTTGCCTCTTATCAATAGCATCTATTGCTGTTGGCTGTCTTTCACGAACATAAGCACCTGAGCCATGAGAGGCCACCTGACTAACTAAACCTAATCCCTCGCCAATAATACCCCACAACCTATTACGCTTAATTTGCTTTTCATCGGGAGGAGAAGGCTTTTCAACAGTCTTATTATAAAGGTCCGTGAGGAAGTTATCATTTTGAGGATTAAAATTGTAGAAGTACTCTATTTCCTCTGGTGTGAAGTGTTTTGATAGTCTTTCGTACTTATCAGCAGGAATACCATAATTACCTTTAGATGTATTATTATTATCGTCAGCGATAACTTCTGATACATTATTAGTTGGTAAAGGTGTATTATCCCCACGTGTTGAAGGTGTTGATGGGTACAATTGTTGAGTACCTGATGTTACAACATTATCGTCAGCGATAACTTCTGTCGGACTATCATTATCGGATTGTTCAGGCTCGTTATCATGTGAGGCAATAAACTTTTTTGCGTGCCTATCGAAGATTAAGTCAATTAAACCTAGTTCATTATTATTATTGTCCATGTGCCTACTCTTTATTTTTTTTAAAAAAATCGCCACTACTTAATGACTTGCTCATAAAGTTTAATCCAGTGTTCATTAAGTTCTCGCCACTACTAGCACGTTGGTCGTATAAGTTATACATAGAGTTGTTTAGCCTATCCTTCCTGTTCAGATATGCATTCATAATATTGTCCTTATATTGTTGGCCTCTTGCATACATGTCCCTAGATACATCTGTTAATGCCTTATTATCGGCCTCCTGATTAGCTAGTTGGGCCTCCTGAGTAGCTCCTGTAATTGCCGATAAGTTGTTGTTGTACTTGCGTCTATTACTCATCATATCCCTGAGTTGGGATATTTGTCTTTGTGCATCTGCACGTTGTAACACGTCTGCATTGTAATTAGCATCATACCAAGATTGATTATCAGTAATAGCGTTATTAATGGCTTTTTTTTGACGCTTCCTGTTTTTACCTGCACTAATACCTCCCCATAATGATGTACCTAAACCTACCCCTGCTCCAATTATTGAACCTAACATATATATATAATTATTGATTACAGTTAATTAACAAGGCACAATTAACTAATTAAGGCATTATTACCATTAGGCTAATGGTAATTAAATAATCCTGCTATAACTTGCATTATCGTATGAATTGAGCTTTGAACGAGTAATTCAACAGGTTTACTCACAAGCTTTTAATTATAAAAAAATGAAAAAGAAGAAGATTATAGCTATCCCCAACCTATCCACTGCTAGTAAAAGTAAAGAAATTAAACAAAAGGAGTCCCAGCCAAAGAGGTCTAATAATCCGTATGGGAGGCCAAAAGGCAGCAAGAATGTATCATCTAAATTGATAATCGATAGGATAGTTAGTTATCTTGAGAATGATGCAAATGATGAGGATAACGGCATATTTGCCAATATCGAGAACGTAAAGAATGTAAGGCATCGTGCGTTGTTGAAGATCGAATTATATAAATTAGTGTTGCCAAAACCAAAGTCTGAGGAAGATATGGCTAACGAGAAGAGAATTGCTGATGGCCTTCATGCTATGTATTTTAACGTTAAAAAAACTAAAGAATAGCGATGAGTTAAAATATTCTTAAAAATATATACTCTTTTGTTTGCATTTCTAATATATTAGAATTAGCTTTGTATCAAACATTAATAATAACGGCCGAAATAGGCCATAAAAAACAAGGATTATGGTATATATATTTAACGACAACGCAGTTACAGAGAGAGTTACAGAAGAAGTTAGAGACTTATTTTACGGACAAGAAGATGTAGATATTGAGGTAGATGTAGTTACATACGCAGTTATCAAGTCTCCCTACATGAGTAATCACGGCTATCAGGTAGTTTTTGAAGTCGACGTTGATATTAACGGAGTAAGTAAAAGATTTACTTACAAGTATGGATTTTCAAATGCAAAAATTTACGACAACCTTATGTATCCTGAGAATGATAAGGAAATGCAGGATACATTAATTCATTGCCTTATTAATGCAACGGACTACTTCAACAACCTATTTATCGATATAGAAGGGTATTATCAGGATATGAATAATAAATAAATTAATAAATCAGGGGAGGTAATACTCCCCACAAAAAAATAAGGATATGAGTAAAAATAGAACTTACGAGTTAGAATTTACCGATGATGTGGAAAGCTTATATAACAGGTATAAAAATCCAAAGAGGTATAACACTAGAGGCGAGTTGTCTCTGGAGTACCTTCACGACTTAGCTGGGGCATGTATCAGGTGTACATACATAGCCTTCGCCTTCATTGATAACGCTGACGTTATGCATGAGTATATACGTAAACGTAATCAGGCGATTGCTTTAATCTATGATAGAGTTAGCAGGAAGGACTTGTGCGATGACTCAGATGATTATAGTTTCATAGTAAAAAATGAAGAGAGTATTAACCATTTGTTAGACAAAAGAAATTCATTAGGATTATGATAGTTAAAATAATAATAGAGGTCGTAATTAAGATTGTAGCCGTAATAGTGTGTATAGGATTTACAATAGACTTGGTAAGATTTATAAGCGACCTATTCCGAAGGGATTAATAGTAAGTTTATAATAAAGAAAGGGAGTTGAAAGACTCCCTTTTTTTGTGCCGCATAAAATTAGTACCTCTTTCCGTGTTTGTATGACCTTGTCTCATTGTATCTTAATTTTAATTCAACATGATACATCACGTCAATATCCATTAATGAGCAAATTGCTAACAACTCTCCTATACCATTCTCAATTGCAGCCTTGTTGCCATAAAATTGGAAGGTGTATGTTATCGTTGTTATAAGCTTAAATAACGACTCTGTTAATTGAAGTCCTTTAAGCCTCTCTGTGGCCTTCTCTTTGTTCAAATAAACACTCTCTATGGATAGCCTCTCGCCTAAAGCACCTGCCGTATCTAATAGCCTAATTACTGCATCTGCAAGTTCGTCTTCAAGAGTATCTTTCACAACTGACATAAAATCACTAACATATATGTCTTGATTGTATGAGCCATCGGAGGACTGACCGATAGTGTCGCATAATTCTGTGCATCGTTTTCCCTTTCTGTCGGCCTCAACTGCCTCCATTAGTTCGCTGATTACTAGACACAACATGTGTTCAGGTGTGTGATCCTGATCGTGAAATCCTTTGTCTTTATTATTGTTGAAAATTAAACGAGCTAATTTATTTATATTCTTCTCCATTATTTTGTTATTGGTTGTCGTTAGATACAATAGATAGGCTACAATTGATGGCTGATAATGACTTAATCAGGTTGTCAATTGAGTAGTTCATTTCGCCATTCTCTATATTTAACGCCGTTGTAGGATTGACTCCTGATGCCTTGCTAGATGCGTAGCAGGACGAATAATGTTTCTCTCTCTGTTTGCGAATTGCCTCGCCTAACTCTTTGCGAAATTCATCTAAATATTTTTTTGTTAAAAATCCTGATGAGTCTATATAGCCTTCCTTAATCAACTCAACTAACATCTCTTTATTTTCCATATTACTTAATCTTTATAAATTAATAATGTTATTGCTCCCATTCTCTTTATCTATAAAAACATTGAGTTCTTCAATTAGATAAAAATTAATCTCTTCTAGCGATTTGAGCATTTTTTTTATACCTTCCTGACCTTTGCACCTGTATAAATATACAAAAGCTTTGTCTTTTTTATACATGGGGAACTTGTCCCTCCCCATGTACTTGGCAAATAAGGTTACTTTAAATAACCTTATGTTATCGTTGTTGGTAGTAGGCATGAGCTATTCAACTATAATACTACCAACAAAGAGGCCTTCTATGTCTTCGGCTTGAAAGTGTCCATAAACCTGACCTACAACAATAGTCTCATCGCTTGATGCAACAATTACTCCCTCAAAGGTATTAAGGAGTGAGTCCTCTAGCACAAGGATAATTGTGTCTCTTCTTCTATTAATTAAATAGTTACCCTTCTTAAATAGGTTGGTGCGTATTTCCATTAGTTCAAACAAAACATTACTTTCAGTTTTCATATTTATTTATTTTATTGATTAATTAATCGTGAGCCATAATATCGTTAGCGTGGCATTGTTCGCAACAATAAAGGTATGTGTGGTACTTTGGTTTTTCGTCTCGCATAGCTTTATGATAAACGCTACCCTTAATCATATCCTTCATGGGTGCTTGTTTACCACAATACGAGCAAAATTGGTTACCCTTCTTTAATGTGTGCTTATCAATATAGTCTTCTACCTTCTTTTGCTCCTCTTCCTCCGTTCCAAACTCATCAGGACTTATAAGGGTAGTATAACCTGCAATTCTTTTGGTGTAATTGGTACTCTCTCCCTTGTAGTGAGCCTTATAATAAATCTTGTAAGGGTTATCCTTATCCTCGTCAAAATTCTTCAGGAAAGACTCCAATTGTTTCCTTGTAACTTTTTTAAGATCTGTCGGTATATACAGGTCTCTTATTGCTATGTCGTATCCTAAAACATCGTACTCAACTAACTTACCACCTACTGCTTTCTTAATCTTATCTGGTATGCCGTGAACTTCTTGATACTCTCTTTTCAAATTGTTCAGGTGCTGTACGTAGATGCGTACTAACTCCTGATACCTATCCATTAGTGTAATTCTGTTACTCTTCTTCTTTTCCATTTTCTCTTTCTTTTATTCTTTTTGTGAATTTAGTCTTAAACATTGTATCTACATATACATGTAACTCGTCCGTGTCTTCAGCAAACTCGTATTGATACTCTTCACTTGATGTATCAACTATCATCTCCCTGATTAGCTTAGCCTCCTTGCCTATCTGTATTAGCTTGTCGTAAAGCTTTATTCGCCCATCAAAATACTTATCAACGACCTGCTCTATATCCATAGAGTATATTTCTATAAAATCGCATAGCATCATTATTGCATTAGTCTTATAAGTTACCTGCCATCTCTCGTCCTCAGTGAACTTATCCAATATGGTATCTATTGATACTCGTTGCTCGTACGACTTTTTTTCAAGATGAAGATACTTATTATCCTCCATTGCTATTATCTCCTGCTGAAGCGTTGCCATTTTCAAAAACTTGTTGTTAGATACTGCCTCATCATAAGCTTTCAACTTATTTCTGTAAGGCCTACTTGTTGCCTTCAAAAGGTCTCTGACTTCTTTTCTTCTTTTTAAATCCATTTTTTTTATAAGTGTAAATAGGTAAATAATCTAGCTAGTAGTTGTATAGCTAGTAATAATAAGAATACAAATATAAGGTTGGTAATAACCTTCTTAAACTTATTCATAATTTGTGAATTTTAATTGCCTTAGCGATTGTCTCATCGCCATTTGAATATTCTATCGCTTTTTGCGCAAGATACATTAAGATGTGTCTCTTATTGGACTCATCAGGGTACTCCTTAGTAAGCGTGTACATAAACTCTTCGTAGTAGTAGTTGGCTAATGCAGTTTTTGCCCTGCTCTCAATTCTTTCAATTTCTTCCTCCATAATATTTATGTTACAATAGAACTCTATGCCTATTGAGGATTAGGTTGTATCCGAGTATCTTGTTGCTCTCTAATTCTGTGTATTTTGTTGACCTCCATTTCTTATAGGTGTAGTCTTCAGGGTATCTGTAATCCTTCTTATCTACAAGGACTGCTGTTATCTCTGTTCTCTTGTAGTCGCTGGATTGCCTTATTCTTTTTATCTCCCATTCTCCTGTTAAAACTCCCTCTAATACATCTCTCAACTTGTGGTTAATTACATACATATCCTTTTATTTTTATGATTAATACTGCAAGATAATTCTAATATATTGGAAAAACAAGAGGACGCAGTATATTATTCGCTTTTCTGCTATATTTATTACTTATCTAAACTTATTACTGATTATTCGTTGCTTTGTTTGAAATATTATATATATTTGGGGGTACAAACAAAAACAAAAGAGTATGGAAGAACGTAAATTGATTGATTTCAGAAAGACGATTGAGTTCCTGCAAAAGGAACAGGCGACCTTTACCGACACTAGAGGTTGGGAAGGTCGTAGAATACTGACTCCTAGAGGTGCAGTAAGTAAGATACAGGAGGAATTGGGTAATATATCCTCTTCAACCATTACTAATGCTCTAGCAGGAGGTAGTGTAACAACTATACTTGCCATGAACATACGTAGATTGGCCATAGAGTATGGAGGGAATTACGAGAATATCTAACACTAACTAATAACTAATAAATATAGATATGAAAAAAAGAGTTTACTTAGAAAGTTTAGAACTAAACAAGTTCAGAAATGTACTTCATAAGAAGATTACATTCAACAAGGGAAATACATTAATACAGGGGGATAATGCTGTTGGTAAAACTACGTTGGCAACTGCCTTCTTCTTTTTGCTGATGGGGAAAGACAATAACGGCATGAGCGAATACAAATTCTTTAAACCATTGGACAACAAGGGGAGAAGTATATACCCTCGTGAGGATTATTCTGTTAAAGGAAACTTCATAGTAGAGGAAGAGGGAGGCATGACTCATAATGTAACACTTGAACGCATTCTCAAAGAAACATATATAAAGAGAAGAGGAGAGAGTGAGGACGAGTTGAATGGGCATACTAACGAGTATCGCATTAATGGTGTATTGTATAAGAAGGCGAAGGAGTATAACGAGTATGTGAATAATGTTTTTGGAAGTGAAGAAGTGTTATCTCTATGCAGTAACATAAATTACTTCACTGAGCAGTTAGATAGCAATTCAAATAAACAAAGAGAAATACTTTTCAATATTATCCCCCATTATACTAATGATGATATTATATCTATTTTGGCAAAAGGAAAATACTCTAGTATGCCTGATAGGATTAATATTCTAAAAGACTTCTTCAAATCAGGTAAAGAACTTCACGTTATACGTCAGGAAAAGAAAAGTCAAATATCGGAAATGAAGACTTATCTCAATGCAATACCTGATAAGATAGAGGCGATAGAGAAAGTAAAGCCTATTATAGATTTTGCAATAGATGACGTTGAACGCAGTATTAAGTCTATTGATGATGAGCTAGAGAAGGCAAACAAAGAAATAGCTAATATTAAGAAGTCTTCAATAAGTGAGTTGGAGGAAAGTATAGATAAGGAAATAGCGAAAGTTGAGTTAAAGCTTGAAGGATTTCGTGGAGTTGAAAAGAATAGGCTTTCAGAAAAGCTTAATGAGTTCCTATCCGTGCAAACTTTTCTTACACAAAGTAAGTTTAATACAAAAAAGGGATTGGAAGGGGATTGTGAGGGGATTAATACCCAAAGACGTGAAAGTCTTAAAGAACTATCTAACTCAAAGAGTATTAATGAAGATAAGTTGAAGTACCTTAAAGATAAGAAGGTGCAAACTGATGGTATTATTAACGACCTTAATAAGCGTTTATCTGACCTTACTACCATTGATAAGGAATTGAAGGCAACTATTCAGGAGTTAAGGGATAAGGGCCATGCACTTATTAATGAGCTTAACAATAAAGATAAATACATTGATAGCCTATCTCTTGAAACAAATTGCCCTACTTGTGGAACGGAGTATAAACCTGACTATCTAAAAGAACAGAAAGACACTATTCTAGCCAAATATGAGCAGGAAAAGAAAAAAGAGCTTGAACAGGTTAAGGTTTCAGGAGTGTCAAAATCAGAAGAGGAAAATAAGGTTTTAGCTGATATAGACAATATAAATAAAAGTATAAAGGAGTATCAGGAGGAAGTAATTAAAGTTGATAGTGAAATAAAAGAACTAGAAGATAGCCTATCAGGTTTATCCGATAAGATAGCAAAAAAGAACTCTGTATATGATGATGAGTTGAAACTACTAAATAAAGAGTACGAGGAAAGACTAATAGGAATAGAGACGGAAATACTTAGCGTAAGCAGTAAAATAAAGGGTATTAAGTCGGAAATAGAGAATATTGATGATAGCGATGAGGCTATTAATTTGATTGGAAAAATAAAAGAACTCAAAACATACAAAGAGGAACAGGCATCATTAAGTAGTTTAGATGAGTCTTCTAATCCTGTCATATCAAATTTAAGAGAGAGAGTAGAGTCGTTGAAAGAAGATAAGAATAAGTTATTAGAGAAGGTTTCAAACTTTAATTTATCAAAGACTATTGACGAGCAAATAGAAGGGTATCAAAAGAATGGTGTTATATATAAAGATAGCATAGCCAACTTAGAGAATGAGGTTATATTAATAGAGGATTTCAATAAAACTAAAGTAGCCTCAATAGATGATAAGGTTGTCCAATACTTTAAGTACGTTACATTTGAATTGTTTGAGCAATTGAATAATGGAGAATTAAGAGAGTCCTTTAATATCCTCGTTGATGGTGTACACTATCATAAGGGATTGAATAGAGCATCACAAATATGTGCTGGGATAGAAATAGTGAACGCTATGCAAAAACATTACGGATTGTATATGCCTGTATTTATAGATAACATAGAAAGTGTGTCTTATCCTCATACTATGGATTGTCAAACTATCCATTTAGAGAAGGTAAGAGGTGCTGATAGATTAATAGTAGTAGAAGAATAGTTATAAAACAGAATAGAGCTATGGATAGACTAAACATGTACGCAATAAGCGTATTAAGAGAACGCATGGGATTAGAGCCTGATGATGACTCTAGAGACGAAGAGATACGCAAAATGTCGGACTCTGAAAAGGTCAAAGAGATTATGACTTGGGAGTATGGCACTTTAGAACACTATTATCGCTTTATAGATATACTAGCTAATGCAACAGGAAGAGAAATTAAAGATATAAAGAACTCTATATTTAACAATAAATAAAAAAAAGATTATGACACAAGAAAAGAAATTAGAACAAGTGAAAGACACGAAGAGTGGACTTAATGTAACATTTCAGGTTGCCGGTAAAGATGTTACACTGACAGAAGAGATAGTAACTAATCATCTAGCTAAAGGTAATGGGAAGGTAACAAGAAGTGATATTATACAATTTACTTCTCTTTGCTTATATAATGAACTTAATCCATTTCTTCAGGAGGCATATTTAGTAAAGTATAGTAATGATGCTCCTGCACAAATGGTTGTTAGTAAAGAGGCGTTTATGAAAAGAGCTGATATTAATCCTGAGTATGGTGGATATACTGCAGGTATAATTGTTAAGACAGGCGACAAACTAGAAGAGCTAGAAGGTTGTTTTTTTGATGCAGCTCAAAGTCAGTTAGTTGGAGGTTGGGCAAAAGTAGTTCGGAAGGACAGAGATCGCGAAATTGTAATGAAGGTGTCTATGCACGAGTATAATAAAAATCAGTCTCTATGGAAAGAAAAACCTGCTACTATGATTAGAAAGGTTGCTTTAGTTCAGGCTTTACGTGAGGCATTTCCTGCTTTAGGCTCAATGTACACTCAGGAAGAAGTTGATGTTCAAGATGCGACCTATGAAGAGGTTAAGACTAGTCAGATTAAGGCACAAGTATCGCCTGTTAGCTTAAAAGATGCTGAGGGTACTATTCCAACAAACGAGTACATAGAGGACGAGTCCAGTGATAAGAATGCGAGTCCAAAGAAGAAAGATGCGAAAGAAGTGAAAGGTAAGAGTAAATCAGTAGATAACGCTTTAGGATTTTAATAATGAATTTAAGGGTATTAGGCTCATCTAGTAAGGGTAATGGATATATACTATCTAATGGAGAAGAGTCTTTAATAATTGAGTGTGGTGTTCCTTTTAGTGATGTGTATTTTTATGAAAGGGTATCAAGTGTTGTTGGCTGTCTAGTAAGCCATGAACATAAAGACCACTGCAAGTATTATGAAGACTATCTATCATCATGTATTAATGTGTATTCGTCTAAAGGCACGAATGATGTGCTTAGAGACAGATTAAGACAAAAGAACTTGGATAGGTTTATCTATGACCTTAAAGCTGATAGTGTTTACCTTATAGGAGGTTTTAAGGTACTTCCATTTGAGGTAGTCCATGATGTTAGAGAGCCTTTTGCCTATTTAATTTATCATAAAGATATGGGAACACTCCTATTTGTTACCGACACAAGGTTGATACCTAGATTTTATGAAGGTGTTAATCATTTGCTAATAGAATGTAACTATGATTACATGACTCTAAATAGCAATGTTGGTAGCAATAGGACTCCCCAATCTTTAGCTAAACGAGTTATGTTGTCGCACTTAGGCCTAGACAACTGCATAACATACCTTGAACAAATAGATAGGAGTGATTTAGAAAACATAGTGTTATTGCATTTATCCGATGGACACTCTAATTCAGGTTATATGAAGAAAACAATATCTGACAAGTTCGGATTAAATTGTGTTGTAGCTGATAAGGGTGTATTTTTAGAGCTATGAAAGAAAAGGCAAGAGAAATACTATTTGAGTTAGTTAGAGAACGCAGGGATATGAAGGTCTATCCTGATTTTGTAGCTGATATAGATTATTATAGTTCATGCTATCATAAAGGAATAGATGAAGAGACTGCAAGGCAGGTATTGAATGAATTGTTTAAGGAAGAGAAGATTAGTATGTGTAGGACTATGAGAACAGATAAGTGTATAATTCCATTATACGATGAATAATAGATTTTATATTGTAAAAGGTCGTGATGATATACCCGATATTTTCATTAAATTGGAAAAGTATATAGATGACCTAGATAGCAACATAGTACAAATAGTTGTAACTAAAGGACGTAAAGGAAGGACAAACAGACAGAACGCATATTTGTGGGGAGTCGTTTATCCGATATTGCTCCCTCAATTTAATAGATTAGGTTGGGAGTTCACTTCTATTGACGAGGTACATGAATGGTGCTTGAATAAATTTTGCAGTAAAGAATACATTAATAAGCATACAGGCGAAGTCGTATATCTTAGGGATATATCATCAAGTAGAATGAATACACTTGAATTTATGACTTATATAGATAACATATCTGATTTTGCTATTGAATTTTTAGATACAGAAATACCTGCTCCAACATTAGATTATTGGAAGGGAAAAGAATAAAGAAATGAAAAAAGAGGATTTGATTAAAGAGGTGAAAAATTGGTATGGAAATGGAGAGTGTTATAATACATTCGCACTAGAAGAACTAGTAGAAGAAGCAATATTAGTTAAAGAAGGTGTTGATGTTGAAAAACACAGATGGTATGAAACATCTATTTCTATATTTAAGTGTTCTGATGGATTATTAGGTATTAGGTTACCTTCACAACTATATTCTGAGTCATCAGAGTGGTCGGATTTATATTCAGGTATTGAATTTTATGATGTAGAAGAGGTTATGGAGGTAGCCTATAAAACTAAAAAAATAAAACTATGAAAGGAGCAAAAGAAATATATGATTACCTACCACAAGGTGTGTGTGGTAGATTATTTATAGACAAAAGTTATCACGCCAGAGGGAAAACATTGAGAATATATGTTCTTCCAAAAGGAGATTGGGAGGATATAGATATCCATACTATAAAAGATGCTGTAGAAGTTTATGGTATAACAGGAGGACTGCCGGGATGGACCGAAAAATACGGGTGGCTACATAAAGGTCCTTGGGTTGACGATGTTAAACGTATAATTAAAGATAATAAAGAAAGAATAAAAAGGGAAAATGAATACTATAATAAAGTAGCTAAGGAAAGAGAGAAAGCAGAAAAAGAGAGGATAAATAAATTATTAAGTGATTACTAACAGCTAAAAAAACAACTATGAAACTAGAATTAAAACATTTAGCACCGTATTTGCCATACGGATTGAAGATAAAGGCCTATGACAACATATGGAATCTTGATGGATACAGAGTTAGTGCAATAAAACCACTGGTTGTAGTTAACCAACACTCTTTAACTTCATCACATTTAAGAGAAGTTAAGCCCTTACTTAGACCAATAAGTTCAATGACGAAAGAAGAGGCTTATGAGTTTGGTATTCTGTTAATGGGTGAAGCCGATATGGAAGACAAAGAGATAGGTATTGGTGAGATGACATTAATGGGAGTTGCGTATCCTACAATAGTATATAAAGACAAAGAGGATGAAGAATACTCTGTTACAATACAATTTAGCTCGATAGGTATAAGTGGTATAGACCTAATACCATATGAAGCCTATGAATGGTTTTTTAAGCATCACTTTGATGTCTTTAGATTAATCAATAAAGGATTAGCAATAGAAAAATGAAATGTCCAAAGTGTAAGGAAGAAAAAAACATCTTACCAAAGAAGGGCCTTTGTTTTGACTGCTTTGTAGCAAGTGAAACTAAAGGTAAAGTAAAAAAGCCTAGAAGACGTAAACCGAGAAACTTAGAAAGTAAACTTCAAGTAAATTGTGTGAATTGGTTTAGATACCAATATCCTAAATTGATGCTATTTTCTGTTCCGAATGGAGGAAGTAGAAATAAGATAGAGGCATCAAGATTAAAAAAAGAAGGAGTGTTGGCTGGTGTAGCTGACCTTTGTCTGTTGATTGCTAGTCGTGGATACTTTGCTTGTTTTATTGAGTTGAAAGTAGGTAACAACAAACAGAGTAAGTATCAGAAGGCCTTTGAAAAGTATTGTGATGATAACAGGTACTGCTATCAAGTAGTTTATTCACTTGAAGAGTTTATGGAACATATTGAATGGTATTTAGAGTAATATTATGAGACTAGCGTTAAGGAATAGAGATAAGATAATTAAAGAACTTGGTACAGACTTCTGTGCTAGATTAATTTTGGCTGTTGCTGACTATGAAAAGAATAATGAAGATGTATCCATTAATGGTAGAATAAGGCTTAAATACGGACAGGAGTATGACCTTGTTAAAATAGCCGATAGGGAAGATAGAAGTAATAGGCATGTATTTGCGATAGTAAACAAAGTATTTGATGTATATACATTAGCATACGTCAAGACTATTTAATTAAAAAAATAAATATGAAAACATTTAATCAGATTTTTGGGGCATCATTGCCTACGTCAGAAGATGACAGAAAAGAGTTTTTAGCAAACAATTGTAATCATGTTGCTAAAGAGGTTGGATATAGTAAAGCTTTTACTAGCGTTGAAGTTGAAAAGAAAAGATACGAGCTAGAGAAAGTGAGTATCTATTTAGAGGACAAAGAGGAAGAGAAAAAAGAATTTAATGCTAATTGGAAAGATGAGGTAAAGCCTTATACAGAGGAAAAGAAACTTCTTATAAGTGAACTAAAGAATAAAGCTACCTATGTGAAGGAAGACTGCTTTGCGTTCATTTCAGATGATGGTATGGATATGTTGTTCTTTAATAAAGAGGGAACTCTAGTATTTAAAAGACCTGCGTATGAGAATGAGAAGTCAAAGAGTATATTTAGCATTAGCCAAACAGGAACAGATTATTAATAAATAAAAATCAAGGAACATGGAGAATGAAAAAAAGATTATCGTAAACTTACCTGAGGGATTTAATCAAAGTAGTTTTACTCTAAACATAAGAGAAGGTAAAGCACAAGAGTTACTTAAACCTGACGTGCTTAATCCGATTAAATTAAGAGGTACTATTAGAAGTCCTGAAGAATGGCTTATTCAAAGATGTAGTGAAGACGATATAAAGAATAGTCATATCGTTGTTGATTATAACAATTTGAGTTTGACACTTTTTGTCAATGATAGAAGTACTCAATTAAGAGATGAGATAGAAGGTGTAATTAAACTTAATCCAATAATAGATGAGTTAGGTATCAATAGTCCTAAAAAGCTTTGGACTCCCAATGAGTTGGGCGAATTTCTTAAAATGAATGGATATGTGTTTTCCGACCAAACAGAAAGGTTTAACCTGATTAATAACTTAAAGTCGTTTAATGCTCGTGTACAGAAAGAAATAGAAGATACAGAGAAACAGAGTGAAGGTAAGTATAAGTCTATGAGAGATGTTATTATCAACTCCAACTTGCCGAAAGAGCCTTTCTATTTATGTCTTGACTTATTCGGATTGGAAGGTGCATATAGTTTTGGTGTAGAGATATACCTATATGGGAATAGTTCGGAAGGTGTAACATTACGTCTTGTGTCAAGTGAGCTATCCAATATAGTGAACACTAAAGGGAAAGATATTATAGCTGATTGTATTGGGGATATATTAAATAGATTTCCAAAACTAGCTATGATTTACAAACAATAAAAAAACAAAAGTGCGTATGAAGTGAATTGTTCATACGCACTTTAATTAAACCTATTATGGCAAGACCAAAAAAAGATAATGCAGACTACTTTTCTCATGACGCTGATATGCGAAATGACTTAAAGATTAAAGCGTTGAGAAATAAGTTCGGAATGACAGGTTATGCTTTTTGGAATATGCTACTTGAGGTATTAACTAATGAAGACCATTTTGAATATCCTTATAACTCGCTATCTATTGAGCTGTTGTCAGGCGATTTTGGAATAACAAGGGAGGAAGTAGAGAGTATTATTGACTACTGCGTTACACTTGATTTAATCCAAATATCGGAAGATAAAGAAGTTATGTATAGTGAAAAGCATCAGGAGAGGTTTACTCCTTTATTACAAAAGAGAGAAAGAGATAGAGAATATAGACAATCATTAATTAAACAGAGGGAAGGCAAGAAGTCTAAAAAGGCGAAAGAGGTAATAGAAGAAAAAGAACCTGATCGTGATAAAAGTGATGAACTAGTTGATTACTGCAAAGAAGTCTTTTCCGATTATAGCAAGTCAAAAAAGAACGTTGATTTTATATGGGGAGAAGATGACGAGAAAGAGTTTCAGGAGATGGTGGAAAAAATAGTAGAAATAAGAAAGAGGTGTGGGTTGAAGGGAGATGACCTTAGAAATAGCAAACAGGTTGGAGAGAGCCTAAAGGCTTTCCTTGATACGGCATCAAAAGATAAGTTTCTATTTAATATTTTCAGTCCTCACTTATTGAATAAGCAGTTTAATCAAATATCATCAAGATGTGTAGAAAGTAATAGCAAGAATAATAAAACAAATGGGAAGGCTGATATATACGACTTAGACAAACAAGCTAAAGAGTCTAAATCGCATAGTGTAAAAATAGATATTAGAAATAAGTATATGGATTTGTATTTTGACTCAAAAGAAGTAAAATCTAATCCTAAAACCTTTTCTTGTCTTTACACTGATAAAATAGAACATGATTACAAACAGGAAATTGAAAAACTTGGATTACCTTACGTGGTGTAGTTTTCCTTATTTTTTTCATTGCTTAAAAGTGTGGGTTTTACGACCTGCACTTTTTTTATACCATTAAAGAGGTTAAGCAACAAGCTATTTGTTTAATTTTGAGTACATTAAAAAAAAAGATATGAGTAGAAGTCAATTAGCAATAGGAGGTATAAGTACCAATTTGAAGTACAAGGAGGGCGATTGCTTTTCTTTAGTAAATCTTCGCCATAAGGCTTCAGGATTAGAACCTGTTACTCCTAGAAAGTCTGTGAAGGATTTAGGCATTAGGGATTTAGATAGCGTGTTTCTTCATCAGGTTAATGAGGTAGAGCGATACATAGGCATAAGAGTAAAAGAAACTAAAACTCAAATATATGCTGAGGGTAAATCAGGTACTATGTCTTATGTGAATACAATTGGAGATGTCATTAACGGAATTGAGCAACATGGGTATATCATTTCTCTTGTGGGTAATAAGGATATATATTACATGAGATACAACTCTTCTGCTATAAACGACCTTGAATATGTATATCTTGGGTATATACCTAAAACAAGGGTTGTTGAATTCTTTCCTGACGAATATAAATTTAAGAAGGGTTTCTACTCAGATTTTAACCTACTCAATAATATGGATAAAGAGAATTGGGCCGAAAGGACTAAAGCTTTATGCTATAATTTGATAGAGGAAAACAATAAGAACGATGATTATCTTTTCTATGATGCTTTAATTGTTAGATATGCGTACAGGTTATATGATGGTAGTTTGACGAAACACTCTGCTCCAATACTTATAATGCCTCCATATAGATGCGATAAGTATGCTATGGCTGTATTTTACTCAAAGAATGGAGACTCTATTGGAAATGGAGGTAGTCATGAAGACAATAAAGCTTTAGTGTTCTTGGGTGGATATAACATAGGATACATAGTGAAAAACATAGATAGGGAGGATTATAGTCGCTGGGAAGGTGTTATATCTAGTATTGATATTTTTGTTTCAAGACCAATTGGAATAGCCAACATAGAGGATATAAAAAAAGAACTAGTTAATTGGGATTATAGTAGTTCAGGGGTTCAATATGAAGGCCATGATGTTTACTTATCTGATAAGACAATACAAGAGCAGTCTGACCTTGTGTCTAATATATCAAACTTCTACTTCTTCAAAAGTATAGATATATATAGCGATAAAAGCGAAGAGAAAAATAAGTTAATAGAAAACAGGAGTGATTACGATAGATATAAGAACATACTATTTCAGGAAGAGATGACAGATGATAATATGTCTAATCATAAGTTTGGTGCAACATGTTCATACAACTATAATAAAAGACTTCACTTGGCTGATATAGAAACAACTATCTTTGATGGTTTTGATGCAAATTACTTCTTTATGAATGTTGAAAAAGAACAAAGTTTTTCAGAGCAATTATGGAAGAATGTAGGGGGAAGAAGTATTTCTTATTCAACTAAAATAGGATATAATGGAGTTGAAAGAACATCAGGTACTAGCCACTGCTATCCTATAAAAGAAGGAGAGGTCGGTGCTACAATTATTGAAGTAACTATTGATACAGGATCGTCTATAAATAAAATATATACATCATCAAGATACAGAATGGGATTAATGTTTGGACAATCCATGATTTCGTACCCTGATGCAAGAGCAACTCGGATTAGAATGTTCTGTACGGAAAGAAAGGTTGAGGAACTATATCTTATCTTTGATAGCAAACTTAAAAAACACAACTTCTTAAATCTTAGTTATTGCCTGTTTAATTCGCTAGAACAACTATCAAGCAGGAACACTGAGACTTCATGCGAAAAGAACATAGTAGAATATCCATTAGCTCCTACTATGAACTTATTTCCAAAAACTGCATCTGATATTCTATATACTGATATTCAGGAAATAATAGATGGAGGGCAAAAGATAGTTATAAGAGAAGAGAACAAAATTAAGGTTAGTCAGACTAGTAATCCTATGGTGTTTGAAAATAAAAACACTTATCTAGTAAGTAATGGGAAAATACTAAACATGGCAACTAATGCGATGCGTGTATCGGAAGGCCAATTTGGGCAGTACCCTTTATATGTGTTTACAACTAAAGGGATATATGCGATGAATATAGGGGGAGGGGAAGTGCTTTACTCTAATGTTGATACCCCAATATCATTTGATGTGGCTATATCGCCTGTTGTTTGTTCTACAAATAATGGTGTTGTGTTTGTTTCGGATAGAGGTGTGAAGTTTATAGGTGGAGGACAAGAGATTAATATACTCACGCTAAACATAGAGGCTGACTCTTCTGACCTTATACTCCCTAACAAGACTAATGATAGTTCTCTAGACTTAATAGAAAGCAAAAAGAACTTGAAAGATATATTATACGATATAAAGAATATAGCATACGACTCAAAAGAGAATGAGGTAATAATAAACATTAAAGATATTGATTATAAGTATGTGGTTGAGATGAATAACGGACTTATATATCAAACAAGTGAGCAGTATGATATTGTAGCTAGAAATACATACCCAAGTCTTATAGTTCTTGATGATACTACACTTAAAAACTACTCAATGGAGGGTGCATCTACTGCTAATGTGAACATGCAACTTCGCCCAATTAGATTGGTTGGTACGGATATGAAGGAACTAGATAGATTTGTACTTAAAGGGATTGTTGATATAGCTACGAAACTATTTATAGGTTGTTACTCTAGCCTTGATGAGGAAAATTACAGACTATCACGAGGGGGAATATTGAGAGGTAAAAAGTTTGTTGATTTCAGGTTACAGATGATGGGGAATAAAGCTAGAGTCTATTCATTTGCATTAACAGGAAAGGTAAATAAAGGAACTAGAATAGATTATTTAGAATATAATGTAATAAAGCAATACAACGATGAGAAATTGAGGTAGTATTTTTAGACGTTCTGATAAATTTAGTTATCTTTGAAGTAGATACAAAAGCAATTCTGTATCGTCATATTTATTAGTTTAACAAAATAGGTTAGATGTACTTCTTTTTAGTTTAATCCTTGAATTTTTTGAAGTACGTTGTTATCAATTCTTTAGAGAGGAAGTGTTTTTCACTTCCTTTCTTTATTTTTATTCTTTGATACTTTCATCATGTACTTGATATAGTCCTCTCTCTTTTGTTTCCGTTCTTCCTTCGTCATCTTCTGCTTAGTTTCTGCCGATGTGTAATACAAGGCCCTACTCTTTATCTCATAGAAAGGCAACATGGGGTGAATAAAGCCTTTGTTCTGCATGTTTCTTATTTCTCTTTTAGAGAAGGGTTTAGGATTGTCTTCGTGGTCTAATATAACATAGTATGCTCTATTAAATGCGTTCTGCTTTAATATAGCTAGTTGTATAGCTGTCTTTAGTTTTAATGAAAACCTGTGGTAATAAAAACCATCTTTAATGAAGTCTATAAAATAGCGAAAGTCTTTTCTGATAGTATTAATCATATCTTTGTATTTTTTTAGTTTTATAAATATACTTATAGTTTTAGAAGGAAGACTCATTAATTACCTTTTTAATAAATGTACTAGGTCTCTTCTCTTCAATATAGGGTTTATCCATTTTGTAGCAAATATAACAACCTATCATGCGAGTTATTAGTTTATCATCATTTTCCCCCTGCTTTGCCTCAAAACCTCCCCTATCTGTTTTCTCATAAAGTCTAGCCTCATCTAGTGCTAAATGGTCTCTTTCATAATATCCTGTCTCCCTCAACATAATTGTGTAGTTATCTACTATCATAGTCTTTGTTGCAGGGTTCATGTGAAATCCATACATTTTAGGTTTATCAACTGATATTTTTGTGTTTGGCGACTCACGGATATAAAGGTTAGAATAGTATCTAGCGATAGTGTCAAATATAAACTCGCTATGGTCTCCATCTTTTTTGCCCTTCTCTGTCTCATGGGTATTGCTTTCAAACACTAATAACGCATCATCGTATAGCACTGCTATTTGAGCTGATAGCCACACTAGTATATCATGGTCTATGTGTCCTCTCCATTCTGCCACAACTTCAGGTACTCCACCCTCTATCATGTAAAATCTATCAAAGACAGTAATAACACTCCAATCTGCTCCCCTACTTCGTCCTCCTGTATCTACTACTACAACATATCTATTCTTTACATTTATCTTTTCAGGGTATTGCCATACTTTCAACTTGTTAGATAGTCTAGTGTTATTTGTTTTCTTGTCTCTTGACTTTCCGAACTCCAATAGGTCTTCATCAGGTATAAACCTAACGTCAGTGAGTATGTCTTTAAGGTTTTCGCCTTCTATTCTTGATGTGTTAGAAGGTTGTTTTGAAATAATATCTCCAATAGCAATTGGTGGAATACAGAACTTCCTCATCTCTTCTACTTCAACAGAACGGAATACAGGTCTTCCAGAGTCTTGAAACGCTTCAATCTCATCTGTTGGGTACTCTTGCTTCATATCGGCATGGCTAGTCATCTCAGTGAGCTTGACTCTATACCAATGGATATTCTCTAGTGTACACTCTTCGTAGTTTTGAAAGAGTGTTCTCTCGTAGTCTGTAAGGCTCTTTATAAAGTCTTCAATAGTACCTTTTGTTAGCCTACCTTTATCATTGTAATATTCTTTTCCGTTAAACTCTTGCCTGTATATGTCTATTTCGTACCATGCGACAAATAGAAAATCAAATGCAGTCTCTCCTTTTTTTGCTTTAATACACTCATTGTAAAAGAAATCTCCAATTCCGTTGGCTGTACTTTCATAAACTATCATTGATAAAGGAACTCTAGGCACTGAACCAATTATTGAATTGACTAAGTCGGAGGTCTTCTGTTTGTCTGTGTTAGGATAAAAAGCCACTTCCGATAAGTGAGCCATTTTAGCGTCTTGTGAACGCACGGAGTCAGGCTCTACTGCTGAGCCGACAGTGATAAGGCATCCTCGTTCAGGAACTTGCTTGATGTTAGATGTACCTGCGAAAGGTCTAACAGAAAACTTTACGTCCCCAACTGCTCCCATAGAATTAATAGTCCTGTCTAACATAGAACGTATAGTAATAGAGGCATCTTTTACGTGAGCCGATATTACGCTGTTCCAATTCTTTTTGTGGAATAGCTGTATCCAACACATGTATATCTGTATTAGAGTTGAGCCACCCCACTGCCTTGCCTTTACAAGTGTAACTCGGATTGGAAGTCCTGCTAATCTCTGTTTTTCAAATTTGCGAAGTAGTTTGCGTTGTCCTCTATTGAGTGTGAAGTTTACATCTTTAGATGATATTTTATCTCTAATGGTAACTAGTGTAGCACAATAGAATTGAAAGTCATACTGATGTCGTATCTCACAAAAGTTTATCCAAAAGTTCTCATACTCTTCTTTCGTGAACTCATATCCTGTTTTGTAATATATCTTTTCAATAGACTTGAATTTATTTAAGTCTTGTACCACCTTTAGGTCTTTCATCTCTATTGGTAAGTACAATTCGTTAAGGCCTTTGGGTGCATCATCAATCGTTATCTTAAAGCGATTTCCAACACACCCTTCTCCTGTTAGCTGATTATAAGGTTTCTTGATGCTTATATTCTTTGCATCGTTAATCCTTATGATGTCCTTAACGTCCTTGAAATTCATCTATCTACTTTAGAAGTTTTTTCAAATTAGCTAGAGTTATTTTCTTGTCTCCCTGACTTGTTGATATTTTAATGAAGTCGTCATCTTGCATTTCGGAAACTTCTTCCCCATCAACTACTTCTTTCATGATGATAGAATTATTTCCGTTGCTCGTTACTACTCTAAAGAAGTCTTTTACTCCTAAAGATTTTAATGTGTCTAAATCTCTTTCTTTAATGTTACTCATGGTTTTATCTTTCTAATTATTTTTAATAGCGTTGGTGTCTTAAATATCACATAGAGCAAGGTAATTATCCTCTGTTTTTCTTGTATAGTGCAAGGCAACCAACTTTGCGATTGATTGCCTTTTTGCTATGTGAATAAAAACATTTTACCTTGCTTTATTATTTTTGTTTTAAATGGATATAGATCATCTACTTTTTGCTCTGCTTGTCGAATAAGATTTATTAGAGAGTCTGAACCTGTAAAACAGGAATACCTCTTATCTTCTGGAGGAATATATAGTTGCATTTGCATCCTCATTCCAGATGAATT